TTGCATGGTGCAAATTCTTAGCAACATAAACGTATGCTTTTCTTTGTTCTTTCGTATAACCTTTGAAAGTATCACCCCATTCAAACTTATCGTTGGTATCTATAATTTCCATCATAGCATTGAGCATTTGAAAGGTTCTTCCTGTGAATACTTCTTTTCTAAATTCCTTATTACCTTTCTTCAACTTTGGTAATAATTCCTGTGCAATTTCTGCAACGAACTCTAAATCTTTTGTTATATCGATTTTCATTTTTGTTTACCTCATGGTTAAAAACCCACATTCAAATGATGTGGAATAACTACTGTTATATAGAAGTGATGTAATACAGTCAAACATTTCTTTTAGGTGGGACTGTCCCACCATTTGATGGAGTAGTATTCTGTGGGACAATTGAAGTGAGGGGATAGGATATTCCATTTCCATAGTTGTCTGTTGTCAAAAGAACACCACCCAAAAACCCCACCACCGAAACAATCAAAATACCACAACTGTTATGGTATCAGTTGCCGTTTAAATCTGGACTCCATACAAAAAAGCCTTATTTTCTGCGGATCTTAAAAAAATGTCTCAAAAAAAAGATTATTTTTAAAATTTTGGCAGTCGGGGCATGGTCCACCCCCCGTTGGTACGTATATATGCTTGTACAAACACACAGATTAGGAAAATTAAGTGTTAACCACAGTAGCAACTGACAATAATATGTTGCATATTAGACACACATTTACGATATTTTTAATTATTTTTAGTATTTTTTAATTTTTTAGTTGACAGGGGTTGATCTAATGAGTATAACTATGTACATATAATAGATCACTTAAAGTGATACACTAAAAACTCCCTTAAATAAAACTAAAAAATACTTAGATATAACACTTAAGTGTACACTTATAGTGAGGCAATTAAATGAATCCTGAATCAATCTCTATTATAGATTTATTTATTCGTGCTTGGCCTATATTGCTGGGCATAGTAACTTTAATTATCGTGTTAGCTAAAATGCACGGTGATATTGTCGTACTAAAAGAGAAAGTAAAGAGTTTATTTGATCTGTGGAACTCTAAATAGAGTTAGATGTTAGTTAGAGAACCAGTATTACTACGTGTTTATTACTTTTTGCCAGACTATAACAACTTAGTGCAGGAATTTACGTGGGGTACTGTAGATGTAATACCAGAATATCCACGTATAAATAGATTTTTAAGATATTGGCACAGTAATATTGATGCCGTAATTGCAAGCATAGACCTAGACCCATATAAGGAGCACATAGATGGACTACAAGAGTATACTATCACGTATAGGCAATAGAATACAGATGATAATGTTAGACAGAGATGCCATGAGGTTGATCGTAGCCGTACTTGTGATAGCTGGTTTTGTAGCACTTGCATTTTCGTTTGGAAAGATGAGCATGTGAAACTATACACAGAAGATGTTTTAGTAGAATTTTACGAGTCACTAAAGAATAAAACCCTAAAGTATTTACACATACCCCACAGTGATGTGTTTTATGTACGTACAGCAATAGAAAAAGCTACAGGTGTAAGGTATACCTTAGAGCATGTAGAAAAGAGCATGATGCTTGAAGGATGGAAAGATGGCTAGACCGGGTAGAAAACGTAGACCTGTAAAGTTTACAAAGAAAGATAAGAGTCCTACTGGAGGTTTAACGGCAGCAGGTAGGGCAAAGGCTAAACGTGCAGGGCATAATTTAAAAGCACCTGTAACTGGCAAAGTTAAAAAAGGATCAAAGGCTGCTAATCGGCGTAAGTCTTTCTGTGCTAGAATGGGTGGCATGAAAAAGAAACTTACAAGTGCAAAGACTAGGAACGATCCAAACTCAAGGATCAATAAAGCTCTAAGGAAGTGGAAATGCTAAAATGGGACTAAAGATAACAATAACACCGGGTAAGAAAGATATTATAGATAATAAAATATCTAGACTAGAAGACAGAATTGCTGAAGCAAAAAAAGCAGGTAAAAGCACTGCAGCAATGGAAAAACAGTTAAAAGAGCTGGATGCTAAAAAGCAATCTATGATGGACACAATAGCAGAAGATCAGGGTGCAGAAGCTAAAGAAATGTATAAATCAAAAAAGGCTCCTATGCCAAAGCCTAGACCACAGCGAAAAGCTATGGGTGGTGCTGTTAAAAAACCTGCGATGGCCTATGGTGGTACAGCAAATATGAAAAAGCATATGTACGCTGCTGGTGGACAAGTAACAGACAACATGAAAGGTTTAAAAGCGTTAGCAAAGAAAAGACCTGATGTAGTTAGAAAAATGGGATACAATGTCTAAACCTGATCCTAAAAAGGGTACAGGTAAAAAACCAAAGGGTAGTGGACGTAGACTGTACACAGATGAAAACCCAAAGGACACTGTAAAAATAAAGTTTGCTACACCTGCTGACGCTAGGAAGACAGTAGCAAAAGTAAAGAAGATAAAAAAACCATTTGCACGTAAGATACAAATCTTGACAGTTATGGAGCAACGTGCTAAAGTGATGGGAAAGAATGAGGTTGTTGCTATAGCGAAAAAGGCGAAGGAGCAACTTAGATCGGCAAACAAAAAAAGGAGAACATAACCATGCCTATGCACAAAAAGAAAACAAAGAAAATGGCTAAAGGAGGAGCCACCAAAATGAGATATGGTGGTATGAAAACTAAAAAAATGTCCAGAGGTGGAGCTACCAGACGTAGGTAATGCCCAATCTAATTAGTAACGTACCCCACTTTAATTGTTGGGTTAGAAGAGAGTTTACTAGTAACCATCAGAATTATCACGGTGACTTTCTTCATGCGGTTGCATTCGCAGTAAATACAATACCAGATAGATCACTTAGCTTTCATATTGTATTTACAGGGTGTGAGATAGATAGGGAAGATGGACCTACAGAAAACGTACATGGTGGAGCTATGTGGGCTAGAATGCCAATACAGGCATTGGTAGCTGACATACCTCTAGAAGATTGGCCTGAACCTATGGAAGACCATCTGTGTCAACCTTGGGATTGTGAGTCACGTGACCATAGTACAGTCGTATTAGACAGAGTAAGTTCATCGCCTTGGTTATGTAAAATAGGAGGTGATTTCTACACAGGTAAATATTTATTTACTGTGGACTATACAGGTAATGATATTGCAGATGATCCTGCACAGCATAAGCAATCACATGTACTATACTTAACAGATGCTGGTAACTGGACAGGAAACTTTGTAGCATTACCTAACAATAGGGTCAGGGCTACGAGTCCTGCTTTATGGCGCACTGGAGAGGGTGCACCAGATTTTACACCCTCACAGTGGTCACATTCAGCAGAAGGACATGAGTCATACTTAGACCCATCTGTAACTTTTAACAATCTGTATTCAAATGGCAAAACAAAACACAAAAGCAAAAAGAGTAGTAAAAAAAGTAGCAGGTAAGTTAGCTAAAGCTAGTGCTGCACATAAGAAGCAGTCTAAGCAACTTAGTGCGCTTAAACTAAAATCAGGTGGGAGCACCGTAAATAAATCAGGTAACTACACTCAGCCCGGTATGCGTAAAAGATTATTTAATAGTATCAAGGCTGGTGGAAAAGGCGGTGCTCCGGGGCAGTGGTCAGCGAGAAAAGCTCAAATGCTTGCGAAGCGTTATAAAGAAAAAGGTGGTGGCTATAAGAGTTGATGGTCACATGGGTTACTACAGACGTTACTATGAAGGTAGGACTTACGTTATGGCTAAATCTGTTTTAGATTCAAGAGGTGGATGTGGGCAGGAGAGTATTTGGATGATGGAAGACAATACATGTAAATGTGACAGTTGCTTAGAATGCGATTGCGATCCTAGTGTTTGCAAATGTGACTGTCACTGTAAAGAAGAGTCTAATGGCGAAGACTAAACGACAGGAAAGCCTATCAGCTTGGGGTAGACAGAAGTGGCGAACTAAATCAGGTAAGCCATCTACACAGGGACCAAAAGCAACAGGAGAAAGATATTTACCTACTGCTGCAATAAAAGCCTTATCACCAAGTGAGTATGCTGCTACTACTAGAGCTAAACGTGCAAGTAAAAAACAACATGCTAAACAACCTAAAAAGATAGCAAAGAAGACTGCACGTTTTAGGAGAGTGTGATGTTTGGTTTAGGATCTTTGATAGGACCAGTAGCTAACCTAGCTGGTACATGGTTAGATGGTCACGTAGCTGAAAAGAAAGCTAAGACAGAAGCTAAGATTGTTACTATTAAATCTGAAGCTAAGATAAAAGAAAGACAGGCTACAGGTGAGATAGATTGGGATATAGCACAGGCTAAAGCAAGTGAAGGTAGCTGGAAAGATGAATGGCTTACAATTTTATTTTCGATACCTTTGGTACTGGCGTTTGTTCCCGGTTGTGAAGATATAGTACAAATAGGTTTTGCACAATTGCAGTTAATGCCTGACTGGTATAAGTATGCCCTTTCAGTAATTGTAGCTGCATCGTTTGGGGTACGTAGTGCCACTAAACTATTTAAAAAATAGGAGAGAAACATGGCAGATGAAAACGTAATAGTAGACAAAGTTGCATATCAATCTAATAGACGTTACATGGCATGGACTGCATTAGGCACAATGCTGATAGCTACAACTGCTGTACTAATATGGCCTACTAGGTTTGCAGAGGCTGACAGTATTCTTATGATGATGTACGGTTCATTGTCTGCACTTGTTGGTGCATACTTTGGTTTTGCAATGCCAAAGAAGAAATAGATGAAGTATGATTCACACAAACTTGTAGAGATGTTGATAGCTGATGAAGGTATGGAACTACAAGTCTATACTGATTCACTTGACATAGATACAATTGGAGTGGGCAGAAACTTAGAGGATAGAGGCTTAACAGATGAAGAGCTTCAACATTTAGGTTACACATCTTTGCAAGACGTATACATGAATGGTCTTACATTGTATGGAGCTAGGTATCTTCTAAGAAATGACATAGCTATAGTTGAAAAAGAATTATGTAGAGCACATCCATGTGTGGAAGAACTAGATGAAGCTAGACAGATGGTGTGTATAAATATGGCATTTAACTTAGGTATGCCACGTTTAAATAGATTTAAAAAGATGTGGGCAGCAATACATAAAGGTGACTATGGCACCGCTGCTCTAGAGATGTTAGATTCTAAGTGGGCAGATCAGGTAAAAGGTAGAGCATTAAGATTAAGTAACATTATGAAAACAGGAACGCTAAATGGCTAGACAATATACAGAGAACCAGTTAAAGTTTCTAGAGGTGCTATTTGATGAAGCAAATGGTGATGTAGCAACTGCAAAGAAACTAGCTGGATATGCAGAGGGATCTTCTACAACTAATATAGTTAAGAGTTTGAAAGAAGAGATACTAGAAGCTACACAACAATATATGGCACGTAATGCACCTAAAGCTGCTGTAGCTATGGCAGG